TGCCTTATATTCGCTGAGCTTTTGTTTGCCCGCTTCGTATTCGGCCGTCAGATCCTCAATCTTCCACCTGAGGGACTGGGCTTCATAGGACGTCTCCCCATAGACCTCAATCGCCTGTTCGTATTCTTCGTTTAGCTGCTGCAGCCTATTGTATTGCTCCCGGGAGGCAGCAGTCAGCTCCCAGGCCTCATTCGTCTGCTTCTTGCTGGCAGCAGTCAGACCGACAATTACTCCCGTTAATGCAGCAATTCCGGCCACGACACCCATTACAATGTTTAGCCCTGGAATGGCGGCGGTAAAGGCCGCAGATACAATAGTTGCAATTTTAGTGATGGCCACATAAGCCGCTATGCCCCCGACCGCTAAACCTATTACCCCAACGAAAGCCGTAACCGCCTTCACCAGTTCCGGGTGCTTCTCAACAAACTCCGTGACGTTTTTCAGGACTTCCGTCTCCACCGAATACAGTTCTTTTAAGGTAGGGGTGTAGTTATCGCCTATTGCGATTTTTAGATTATTATAAGCGTTCTGCCTCATGACAAGCTGGCTTTGGGTGGTGTCATACATAATGCCGGCCTTTTCCTGCAGGGCCGTATTTTCTTCCCAGGCCTTGTTTGCCTGCACTATCGTGCCAGAGAGCAGATCGCCAGCGCTGGCCAAACCCAAGATAGCTTTAGTCTGACGCACGTTGGTAATGCCCAGCTCGTCAAGAATAACAATTGCGCTTTTGCCATTGCGCTCCGTGTCATTTAACCCTTGAATAAATGCGTCCATAGCGCTTACGGCATCATCGCGCCAGGCGGCCGCAAACTCATTGGCCGACATACCGGCTACATCCGCAAAGTCGGTTAACTTATCGCTACCCGTTTCGACTGCTTTGTATAGAGTGGATATAAGAGTAGACATCGCGGTGCTGCCCGCTTGGGACTCGACGCCTAAAGAGCCTACCGCGGCAGACAGAGCCAGGATATCCGTTTCCGAGAAACCCGCTATCGAGGCGGCGGCTGCCATACCTTGCGACATTTCAACAACCTTGGAGGCCGTAGTTGCCGTCGCGTCCCCCAAGTCCGCTACAGTTGCCCCAAGCCTCTCGTAATCCGTTAGCCCTGTAATATTGGCAAACTGCGCAAGCATGGTGGCCGCAGAATCTGCCGTGAGATCCGTTGTGGTATCCAGCATGGCCATAACCTCGGTAAACTCATATACCGATTCCTGGGCAACCCCAAGTTGGCCGGCTGTTTCCGCTACTTTCCCGAGCTCTTTTAAGGCAATAGGGACGTCTGTTGACAACCCCTTGAACTCGGTGCCTAATGCTGCAATATCTTCCTTGGAGCCGCCTACCGTCCTGCGCATGGCGGCGGTAACATCCTCAAATTCCTTGGAGGCGTCAACAAAAGTCGAGTAATACTCCACCATTTCCTTCAGCGCAACAGTAATTCCGGCGGCTGCCAGTGCCTGGCCAGCAGCTATAAAAGCAGTAGAGGCTGTGGACCCAAAATTATTTGCTTTGTCCGCAGCCTCTTCTTGTTTTTTCTTTAAGTCATCAATCTGATCCCCCAGCTTCGCCGTCTCGCCTGTAAGGTTATCAGTGTCAACTCCGGCCTCTTTCAGGGCGTTGCCCATCTGTTCCAGCTTTGCTGTTTGGGTGGCAACTGAATCCGCTGTTTTATCTATTTGCTGTTGCTTGGCAAGGAGCTTGTTTTCGAGTGCGGAGGAAAATTCCCCGGTTTCTTTCATTTCCTTCTGAATGTTGTCATACTGTTGCTGAAGCATTTCCAGCTTCTTTTGGCTGGCCTCAACCGCACCCTGCTGTTTTTGATATGCGGAGATATCCGACTGCGTCTTGCTGAGGGCCGCAATCTCTTTTTGCATGGAAGTAATGGCACCTTGTGCAGTCTTGAAGGTGCTGTTGTAGCTGCCACCCAACTGAGCGTTCAGCTGAAATAGCATTTCATATTCCTTTCTGCTCGCCATGACGGCCCTCCTTTCGACTATTTTTTAGATTCACTTGCTACAATGCTGTTACTGTCCTTTATCCAGGAGACCAGCTCCCGGTAAGACAGGGACAACCAAAAAGTAACGGGGGTATGGTTTGTTTTTGCCATGATGAGACATTGGCGCCGGAGCCAGCTCCCCCCGTCACCGATTACAACTCCGACTTCAGTAAAAAAGACCGGGCTGCGCTCCGGATCTTATTGAAATCCGCTATCTTCATTTGCTCAAACGCATCGGCACCAATCGGCTCTGTGCAGGCACGTGCCGCAAACCGGATCAGGTATTCGCCTGAAAATGTCGGCACAATGACTGCCTTGCCTATAGCCTGCATTTCATTTTCAATCGCCAGCCCGTCCTTGCCGGTCAGCTTATCCCAGTCAAAAGTCAGCTCATCATACTTTTTCCCCTGGTATTTTAGAGGGGGCTTAAACTTATGGGTGTAGACAAATTCACTGTTTGCCGCCTCCTGCTCCGCGACAGCAAATTCTTTCTCGTCAACAGCAACTGCTTCTTTTTTAGGTTCAGTGTTCATGGTAATCTCCTTTCAAAATTCATTTTGAGGGCGTTAACGCCGGATTACTTGCCCAACACCCTTTTGACATCAGCTAAGTAGTCAACCCCATTCACGAAACAAATAAAGTTAAGCGGGTCGATTTCCCGTTTCTTAACCCCGTCAATGTAGGTGGCCCAATACCGGACGGCATATTCTCCGGACGCATCCGTCGGCGCTGCCGGAGCTATAGACCCACCGGCATCCTTTTTAGGAATAACCACGAATAGGTGCTTCACCGCCTGGACTGCTACGGCCCCGCCCACGGTATCCTCCGCCTGCTGGGCAACACGCAAATCAATGGTGTGTCGCCTTGGCTCAGACAGCCTGATAGCCTGTTCCGTGGTGGTTCTGAAGTTTAATGTAAGCGTCATGGCCTCAAAGTGACCAAGGATAACCGCTTCCACATTGCCGGCAATGCCGGCGCCAGAGATTGATTGCGTAAGCGCATTGAGATCAGGCAGGGAGGCTTTTGCCATCCCGGCATACTCCACGCTGTCTTCATATACAGCAAAGTTAATTACACTCTCGTCAATTTTCGGCATCTGTTATACCTCCCTTTTTAACCCTGCAGCGCCGACGTCACGTATTCGGCATCGTACTCAAGCACGAAGTCGATTTCCTGCGCCGGGCTGGGCGGGGTAATATAAATATGAACCTTCATGATGCCGGCCATTAAATCAGTCAACGGGTTTTCATTGTCCTTAAACTCGGCTCTTGCGCCAAGTAAATACCCGGACCCGACAAGGCCGTTAAGCCAAATATTACAGGTGTCGATGATGGTGTCGATGAGCCTGCGGTTCATTGGCTTATCAAGTTTGCTCCAGAATGTTTTTACCAGGCTGTTGCCTACCCAGCTAAACATTCTTGAAACAGGAATCAGGTAATCCTTTACGTCATTGTTGATGGGATAGCATGCAGTGTAATTGCCCCAAGCGACCAAGCCACCCATAAAGTTAAGGGCTGTTACTACTCCGCCGGCGTTTAGGATATTGGCCTGCGCATGGGTTAGGCTTACCTCTTCCCCGTTATCAAGCACCATCGAATCGCATTTTAAGGTCTTGTTGGATGGGCTTTCGTATGGACACCCGTCATTTTCAGTATCTATCGAAGCCATCCTGCCAGCCAATTGGGTAGAAAAATGAAACACCCTATCGCCGAGCCTGAGTAATGGCCAGCACGCGGTTTGGTTTTCATCCGTAAAGTTATTAGCCTCCTTGAGGGCTACAACGTCACTGTAATTAACCGCACCGCCAGCAGCCTTGGTGCTAATGTCCACCAGGGCTTTTGCTGTGAACATGCCATTGATTGCCGCGGCCTTGGTGGCCATAACGGCAGCCACGGTAATGTCTTGGGAAAAGCCGGGCGCACATATCAAGTCCGGAACAATCCCCAGATTACCCATGCATTTTTCAATTGACTCCATCCCAGCGGCTACCTTGCTTGCATCTACGCTCGCAGGTGTCACCTTGTTATAAGCGATGCTTAATTTAGGAGCAGCATGAGCGGATCCTCCGGGGAGCGTCTCGATGTAGCAGTTTTCACCCTCGTAATATACGCCGTAATCCGTATCCTTCACATAGGTTGACCCTTCACCACCAACCGCCTTTACCACCAATGCAGCGTTATCAATCGCTTCAATCGGGAGCGCTACCTTGTGATCAACCACATCCATATCAGCAGCGGGCACGGACTCTTTCGCGGACGGGTCGAGCAGATTCACAAAGATTACAGGCTGGCAGCCATAAAGATTGAAATGCGAATACATAAATTCGCAAAGGCTGTAATTAGCCCAGTTATCGGAATAACCCAGTTTCTCCTTTGCTTCCTCAAAGCTTCTACATAGAATCGGTTCACCCGTTTTAGCCGGCGCATTCGCACTTTGAATCGGCGCTGCACCAATAACAAACGGGATGCCGGACTCCGCAACAATAGGAACGCCTACGCTAGTAGCCTGCTCGGAAACATAAACACCATGTTTCGCCATTTGCCTTTCCTCCTTAATTCAAATTGCCGGATGCCAGCCGCTTGTAGTAAACATGCAGCAGGTTACCGGCTGTTTTTACCCTAATGCGGTCTTCCGCGAATGTCTTGTCGGTAGATATCAACTTTGCAATCAGCGGGAACTTCTTTATTGCCTCTGCCAACCGTTTTTCAGTCTTTTCTCTTGATCCTTCATAGATCGTGCTGTTTTGAATAACACCCCTGATGCTGGGGCCGATATAAACACAAAAAGAAACCGGGTTTTCCGCAGCTTTCGCTTTAGGAATCCCGGCCTTGACCGCATTATCTTTTTTCTTTTCTTCCGCATCTTTTGGTGCGGAGGATTTATTTACAGCCACGGTGATCTTACCTCCCTTTGTATCGCCGGGAGGATCCATGTGCTGAGCATCTCCCCGGCATAATAAGGAGCGGTGTCATCTGGGTAAACCATTGATTCAAGTCCTGCTTTCAAGTCAAGCTGAAATTGGTCACCAATAACAACCCGCTTTAGCAGGCCGATCCGCACCCGCTCCATTGAGTTAACGAGCATAAGCGCCCCTTCCTGCTCATCATCGTTATACACGCAAAAAATTGAACGAATAACCGCTGAAGCACTTTCACTTTCGCCCTCATGCTGTATGTCTTTTCCGGTGATCAGCTGGTGGATGATGTATGGCGCCTTTTTTTGTGCCGAAGTGCTATCTGGCAGTCGCATCAGGTAAATGTCGGCGGCCCTCCTGCCCTCGGCCTCATCACCTTTTTGTTTGCGGGTGGGCATGATAAGATCCTTTACCAATTCCGTTGTCAGCGTTTTAAGCTGTTCCAGTAAAATCACCTTATTCATGACCTACCTCCCCAACCGTTCAACACCCGGGTTATCTCATGTTCCAGCCGGCGCTCAAACGTGTCCCTTACGACCTCATCCATCTTTTCGACTACTGCCTCATTTTGCATCATGTGCGCAGTGGAGGGCCCAAATTTCTGCTCCACCGGGAAACGCTTTTCACCCACGCGTTCAAACACTCCGACAGGGCCATATACCCTTGCCGCAAAGGCATGGTCTAACATAGCAGCAGCGCCGCCGCGCTTAACCTGTGTCTGTAGTTTTCCGTTCTTTGAATACCTGGTGTTAAAAGTCAGAAGCGGAAGGACGTTTCCGGCATAGCTGATACCCAGGGAAACAGCACCCCCCGCTTCACTGCTAATGCTTGATTTTTGATGGACATTGCGCATAAAGTCGCCCTTGTTGATGGTGTATTCCTCTGCGGCATATTGCCCGGCCCTGGTTTTGGCCATGTCGCCGGCACGCTTTAAGGCAGAATAGCTGGCTTTCCAAATGCCGCCCGGAACACCCGCAAGGATTTTACTTACCCGCTCCAAGCTTTCATCGCCGATTTCCGCAATACGCACACTCATTCGTCAATCGCCTCCAGCTCCAGCCGGACCATACCCATCTCATTTCCTGATGCGGCTACAAAATACTCCATCAAAAAATCTCCGTCGCTTATCTTTATTTTTGCGCCCTTTTCAGGGACAATGCCGCCAAGGTCGGCCGCGGCAATATGTGCAACCGCCGTCACAAGATACAAGCCCTGGGCGTGATCCCAAACCAGCTGCTGTCTGTCTTTCTCCTTAACCTGGGTCAGCACAACAGCAACGTCTTCGTAGGTTATGCCATCATAAACAACGGTATGGGGTTCGGCGAATTCATCGTTGTTTAGAAAGACGTTTTTTATATCGGCCTGCACCATGTCTTTGAAGCCGCTCATACCACCGGTTCCTCGGCCCCGATATCTGGCAGCTCATCTTCATCATCCTCGGCTGTTTCGTCATCGGCAAAGTAATCATCAAGCGCAGCTACCAAATCAGCTTTAGACATACCGACCTTATATGTCAGGCCGCAATCCTCCATTATCTCCCGCAGTTCTGCAACTTTCATGTCGGCGCTGTAGACTGGTTTCCCGGGGGCCGCTATTTCGCCTTTAGACGGCACATCTTCCGGGGGAAGGTTATCTACCGCACTATCATCTTTACGCCCCGCCACGGCTGTTGCAACTCCTGTATCGTCTAAATTTTTGTCCTCATCTGCATACACAGCAACTTTAAGAGCGACAAGCCGGGCTGCCTGTTCATCTTCCACCAAAAAAGGAAGATCCCCGGCCCGCTTCGGTTCAACAAATTTACTGCCAGCAGGCCGGTGACCATAAACACCGCTAATAATTCTTATAGTTCTCATGCTTACTCCTTTCCGGCCGCGCCGCTGACTATTTCAGCACATCTGCCGCATAAAGCCAGGGGGCCTTTTGTTTAGGCGCCGCCAAGGGGCGGGATGCCAGCCTTAATTTACGAGTATCCTTATCCCTGTCCACCACGAACTTAGGCACGCGCTTCATGGCAAAGGTGTGGAACTCATCATCAGGTTCAATCTGGCTGACTTGCGCATACATCATATGACCGCAATTAGGAGCTGTGACCATGGCGCTCTTTGTTGGGAAGAAACGCTGGCTCACTCCACTCTCGTCCACATAAGTCTCACGAACAACAAAGATATCCAAATCGAAACCGCCAAAGTTAAGTCTGCCCAACCAGGATACGCCGGGGGTTAAGTTTTTCGGCGCTATCTGCCCGAACTCCATCCTGCGGTTATCCAGTCTTTTAGCAGCAGTCTCATCCGCTAAAATGAATTGTCCCACAGCCGAGCCAACCACCAGATCAGCTGCCGGCAATCCACGCTCTGCCAAATCCACACACATAGCCTCAACGTCGCCCCAAAAGTCCCCGCCATTATCCCATTGCATGCTGGGGATATAAATTGCCGGATTACTTCCGCCCTTTTCATAATAATAAATGTCAAAGGCTTCTCCTTCGGTAGCATTGTCGATGTAGGCCACAGCTGCAAAGCCGTTGTTGATCATAGTCTGGGACGCCAGCCATTCTTCCCTGCGGGTGATGCGCAAATCAAGATCCGTTAAGTCACGGAGCTGCAAAGCTGCCGCACGTTCCGCCGGAGTAGAACCCGCAAAAAGGGCCTCTCCGAAGCCACGCTTCCGCAAATCATCCAGAGTCAGGAACCGGGAAGGGGCAATATAGGGGGCCTCGAATTCGTGCACTTCGTAGCCTTTGCGCCCGATGGGGATATCACCCTTGCGGGGCACAACAAATGGGGCAAGCCTTCTGTCGCCCTCCATGAATTCTACCAACACCTTGTCCGCAGCAAAGATATCCACGGCCGGATTGGTGGGAAAGTACCGGTCACGGAAAAAAGTGGCCTGCGGCACTATCTCAAGCACCACACCGGCCAGGTAATAGGTGTCAAAAAAATCAATATTTCTGGCCATATTCCATACCTCCTTAGTCTAAGACGACGCCGAGATATAAACCACGTTCACGCAGCTTATCTTTGTCGGCCTCGCTCAAAGTATAATCAGATTCCACAATCAAGGCATTCGCGTTGAAGCAGCCGGCAGTATAGACCGCGGCAGCAACATCAGCATCCGTGCCGACGGTAGCATCATCACACAGAATGCAATCTGGTGTAAGCGTTTCTTCCGCATCGGGTTCGGAGCCGAGAATCACCAGCTTATTATCCACGCTGGACTTGGCCAGCACTGTGCCGCGCTTATATTCAGCGGCCGCTTCAAGTTTCCGGATGATACCGGAATTGACATGGACGGGCGGGGTTATGCCGGCGATCAGCTTATCGTATTCCATATCGCCGACTTTTCTATTCAGATGTCTGGTCATTTATTTCTCCTCCTTCGTTTGCATTTTCTTTGCATCCGCACGGCCTTGCGCCATACGTTGCTCCGGGGTAAGCGGCCCATCATCATCCCCAGGCGCTGGAGCGGATCCAACATCACCGGCCCCGGAAGCCTTATGGTCATCTTTTAGATCGGCCACAAACTTCTGGCCCTGCGCAGCTGCTTTTTTGGCAGCGGCAAAAGCCATCTCCTGGGCTGTGCAAGGAGTCTCCCCAAACTTGGCCTCATGCACTGTTTCATCATCATAGAGCGCGGCAATTTCATCGATCTCCGCGATCCTTTTGCGCTCTGCTTCGACAGCGGCGCTCACGGCTCCGGCATCTTTAGACGCAGCGGCCTGAGCTGCTTCGGCCATAATTTGTTCTGCAAGCTCGGGATTTTCGGCCCGCAGTTCCTCAAGGTTCTTTGCCATGATCTTTCCTCCCTCTTGACCGCCGGCCTGTGCCGGCAAATTTGTATTTGTCTTAACCGCTTCCGCGGGATCGACCACCTTTATACCCTCAGGCAGCTTGGCAAATGGGGCCAGACGCAACACCCGACCATTGACAAATAGGTTTCTCCCGTCTGCACTGGCTGCTATATCAAAATTTTCCTCGGCTGCTTCTAACATTACATCAGCAAAACCAGCATCAATTACCTCTTGCCCGACCATTGTCGTAGTCTTAGACATCATGGCAAGCAGTTCTTCGTCTGATTTATTAGTCCGTGCCTTGAAAATTGCTACCTGCGATTTATCGGTCGGGTCAAGCTGCTCCGCTGCGGTGCGTAATTCATCTGCATTATACGCCCCCCAAAAATAACTCCAGCATTTGTGTATCATTACCTGACTAGCTGGATTAACTTGTATGCGGCCAGGGCTTGCAGCGCACATGATTAAGGCACCGCCAGACATGGCCACCCCGTCAACCCTTGCAGTTTTTTCCGCAGGCAATTCACGTAGCCGATTATGGATGACAATAGATACCTCCGAATCGCCACCGATACTGTCAATTCGCATTAAAAGGGTTTTAGCCCCTGCTATGGACTTTAGGTCCTCCAAAAACTCATCAAGCATAATAAAATCACCCGGAACTGGCTCACCTGTCCACCAATCGACGGGGCGGGTCCTGACAATTTCCCCATAAAATTGGATTTCTGCTTCCAATCCGTCCGTCATCGACATAGCGTAGCAATCCCGCCGAATACTTACCGCAGCGGGAAATCTCCGTCCAAAGAGATTTCTCAACATTTTACTCATTCTTGCCTGTCCTCCCTTCATCATCTTCATTGTCATTTAAGTTGGCCATGTAATTGCCGCCGCCGGCATCCTTCAGCAAATCATTTTCCCTGGCCAGCTGCTCCATGTTGTCCTCCCAATCCCCGCCGCCCATTTCACGGGTTATTTGTTCATGGGTTTTAAAGCCGCGGTCAACAACCATGATAGCCGCCTTGGCTTCCTTGGTCGGGTCAAGCTGCCCCTGCACCGGACCGATCCAGCGCGTGCCGCACCATGCGGCCCGGATCATAGGATCATCAAAAAACCCCGGCGCTTTTATCCGGCCCAGGCCGACCGCTTCGGCCAACCATACCTCGTAAACTGGCTGGCAAAAATCTTCTACAAACCATTGCCGGCGCATTCTAAATCCTTCCCAGGCTTCAAGCAGTGCTGCCCGGCTGGCCGAATAGGAAGAATTGAATTCTTTTATCAGGACCTCATAGGGAATTTCCAAGGCCGCACCTACCATGCGGCAGACGGTTTTCGTGAAGCTCTCAAAGCCGGTGGTAGGAATATTCGGATTGCCAAAGGTGACCTGCTCATCCTCTTCCAGGTGGAGGACTGTGCCCGGGCCCATCTCGTATTCGTTTTCGCTTTCCGATAAATTCTCCGGTTCCTCCGATGGCGGAAAGCCTACCACATCGCCGGCGCCGGTTTCATTCATCGGAATTTCTGTCGGATCTGTTTTTGTGGCTATCCAAGCAGTAAAAAATGACTGCACCAGGGCAGCCATTAGTTCGCTTTCTGTGTATCGCCTAAGCTGCAGTAGCGGTTCAATCACTTGCGCCAAGTAGGTAACCCCCCGGTATTGCTCCGGCCGTTCACTCTCCATGATCTGCAATATGTTGGGCAGCCCTGTTTTCTTACCGTATGCTTCGACCCTAGTCCAATCCGCTTTCTTGGCCGTAATCTCCCCCGGGTAGTTGTTGCGAATATGAAAAGCCACTATCTGGCCGTCGCCGTCAATTTCTACTCCGTCATAAATCTTGTTTCCCGTCTCAGAATTCTCACCATCTGTAAACCGGGGAGAAGGGGAGACGGTGCTGCCATAGCTGGTAGGGGTGCTGACACGATCCGCCTCAATCAAATGGATGCGCAATGAATATGGATTTAGAATATTAGGCTCATATCTTTTAAACAGGGCAAACACATCCCCGCTCATAAGCCATGCCTTCAGAGCAAGCTGTTGCAGACTCTCAAAGTTATTGACCCCAAGGGCGTCACAGTTTTGCTTTTTACTGGCCCACATTCTAAATTCAGCCTCAGTCTTTTGCTGCCAGGCCTTGGCCGCTTCCGGACTCAGACCAAGAATTTCCCGCTCCACCGCGCATTTAAGAGCAAGGCCAATGCCAACAACCTTGGTCCTATTAGTATTTATAGCAGACGTTGCAACAGGGGAGGCCATGTAGAGCATGCGGCCGCGCTGCCTTAAGGTGAAGTTATTCCAGTCAATGTCTTCCTTTGGCGATCCGCTGCGGGGGATAAAACTTTTCAGAGCCCGCCGGGTCATGCTGGCGCCGGCCTCGCTGTATCCTTTCACATTTTTAGCGCTGCCGCGATTTCTAATAACTTTGCTCAATGTATCGCCTCCAATCTTTAAATAATAAACGGATCACCCGGTAGCGAAAGGAGTAAACTCTACCGAATGATCCGTGGCAAAGTCCTTGCGGACGATTACCCATTACCAGTTGCGGGGGACTATGCCGAAGGCTTTACGTGCCTTTCTGCCATTACACAATGCCGCGAGCTCATCGACTTTTCTCTCCGCTGTCTCAATTTCCTTGAGTAGGGCGGGGAGGTCGAACCGCGTAAGAGTGCGGTCGTCAATCGTGTAGCTTTGCACGCCGCCGTCAACCAGCGCCAGGTATGCCGCCCTCATCTTCTGCAAAGCCGTCTGCCAAAACTGGAGACGGGTCTTTGTCTCGGTCATATTTGCCACCACTTCTCACCGTCCTTACCAATCATCATAGTATTTGCTGTGTTTGGCCCCTCCCTTTTTCTTTTTCGGGGCAGGCCTTTTTGCTGGCGCCAAACTCCGCGGAGCCTGGCCGGGATTGCTTATCTCATTTTTTGCTATTATAAGCCGCTGATCGATAGCGTCTAAATCTATAGGCAGCGCCTTGAATGCCGCAAGGGCATAGTTTCTGCAGTCTAAAGCCTCGTTTCTTTCGTGGCCAGGTATCTTTTCCCACAGCCAGGGGTTCTTTCGCTCCGGTTTGTAGACAAGCCGCTCCGACAGCAACCCCTTGAAATAGGCCGGGCCGTAATCATCCCGCCTGGGAAAATGGCAATACTTTGATCCCGGTGTCTGCACCCGCAGGTTGTCCATGATAATCTGCTTGCCGGCATCGACGCCCAGCGTATACTGCCAGCAGGTGCCGAGGGCTTTGCCCTTGATGATAATTTTTTGCTTCTTTGGCGGAGCGGTATAAGGAACACCGTCACCACCACGCCCTTTAATGGCAAAAACCTTCTTGGCCAATCTTGCCCTGCACTGCACCCGGACATCTTGGGTAAAGTGGCCACCCTCATCAACGAATGTCATGGATATGCGCAGGCCGGCGCCGCTTTTGAAATAATAGATTTTATCTATTACATCATCCAGCTGTGCCCACACTTCGGGGTTATCGGGCCTCCCCATGATAATTCCTTTCCGTATGCCCCAGCTCTCGCTAAAGTGGCCATGTCCTACAACCTCAAATTCCAGCCGGTCATCCTGGGTGTCAACGCCACAAGTAAGGACCAGGACGCCTTCGGGCAATTCAGCCTCATACATTTCCCGCCTGGCCATGACACTATCTTCATCCTCCAGGTCGCCGCGGTCTTCCCACAGTTCCCCGAAGCGGGTGTTATAAACAACCTGCAGCTTTCTTGTGTTGCCAATGGCACGAAGATATTCAAGTATAGTTGATTCCCACGAGGCCCAGGGGCTCACAAAGGCATTAAGCCAGAAGGAACGGCAGCCGCTTTCGTATGCTTCCGGGTGCTCCGCAATCCATTTGGCCGGCTGCGCCTTCATCTCGGCCTCCGAAGATATGGCGCCGCAGCCTTTGCAGATATAACGGATATTGCTGACGGTATAAGATTTTTTCCCCGCCACTATTTTTACATCGTGATCATAACGGATATCTGAAAAGGTGATGTTGTGGTATTCCCCGCAATGGGGGCAGGCCACACACCACCGCTCCATCGTGCCGGCGGCGAATGAAGCCTCAATTGCACTAGCGTTTTTTATAGTCGGGGTGGAGACTTCCACCGCTTTAGCATTATAAAAGGTGATTTGTCTGGCTCTGGCCAGCTCCCACGGATCACCTTCCTTGCCGGCCGATACTGCCCAGCGGTCTCTTTCGTCGCCCAGGATATACCGGATAGGTTTCGATGCCAGGGCGTGCGCCTCGGTTGAACCGCACATGGTCAGTATGCCGCCGGGATAAGTCTTTTGCAGAATCGTATTCCCACTATCCCTGCTTTTAGGATCGGCAACCTTCCTTTTCAATGTCGGGCAGTCCCGTATCATGGGGGCAATACGCAGTTTGGAATAATCCTTGGCATCAATGGTTATGGGGTGTATGAAAAGTATTGAGCCTGGGTCCTCATCAATTATGTATCCGATGATGTTATTGAGCAGCTCAGACTTACCAATCTGCGATGCCGACGCTAGGACAATACGTTTTATCAATGGATCGGTAAAAGCATCCATCGGTTCCTGGAGATAAGGAGTCCTATATGTTCGCCACGGCCCAGGCTCCGCGCTACTCTCTCTTGAAAGACGCCGTCTTTTATTGGCCCATTCTGTCACCGTAAGGTTTTCCGGGGGCTCGAATCCCGAGATAGCCTTGGCAATAGCCGTGTTTAAGCGTTTTTCATTAGTAATCCTCATCGGCGTCACCGTCTTTTACGTCCCATTTCCTCCGGTCACGGACACGCTCCTCATATTTTTTTGAGTCATACCTGAAATTGGACAATTCATTCATGATTGCATAAATTTCCTTACTAATTATCATAGACGCCTCCGTTGAATCCTTTGCGGTTACCACGTCAACCGCAAGCCTTCCCGGCAAGGCCAACAGCATCCCCCGGATAGCAAAGACAAGATCCTCCGTCATGGCGGCAACATCATCTGACCGGTGCATCTTCCCCTGGAGCTCTTTGGCCTCCAGGACGGCTACAATGGCCTTTGCTTTTTTAATGCTCAATTCGGCTTCCAGCTTCTCTTTGTCTGTGTCCGTTTGCTCCTTGGTGAAAAGCTCTATATATCTTGAAACAGACTTGGCAAGATTGAACCTACCGCGCTTTACCGCTTCAAACTGGCCGTCCTGCACAAGCTGCTGAATTCTCCTGGTTGATAACCCGAGGACAATGGCAAGTTCTTTGGTGGTTACTGTCGTATCAAGTGAAATATGAACATTTTTCATGTCATTTCCCATGCCATAATCCTCCTTTGCGTAACGAAATGGGATAAAAAATTCCTCACTAACTAATCGAATTTCGGGGTCGGCGAGCCCGCAAGGCTTTCTTTCCCCCCGGAAGGACCCAAGTGTTTCCGCCGGTCCTCCTTCACCATATAACGGATCTATGGGGCTGTATGATTGCCCCTCTCCGTCGTTCTACGCGCCCCGTGTAGCTGCTTGGCCGCATTAGCCTGGCGAACTCACGTGCCTTGGCTTCCTGCTCCGCTTCGGGGCTCTGCGGGTCTATAATCATCTCACTAAAGTATAGCCTTGCCAGCCACTCCAGCTGATAAAGAACAATGATTTCAAAGAGCATCTTCGGGTCCTTCTCAAACAGTATCTCAGCAATGGTCACGGCTACACCTCCTAACAATAATGCCCGGGATAAATGAATACCGATAAGTATTCTCTACCCCGGGCCCTTACAGTTCCGATTAAATCTTTGCCAGCGCTTCTGCTTTGCTATAATCTTTCACGCCTTTTGTCATCATAACGAGAAAGTCTTCCTTGGTAAAATCCGAAAGCCTGAATACTTCTTCCGGTTTCATCCCCAGCTGCTTTGATATTTCCTTTACGCCTTTCCCGTCATCAATCAGCTTTTTAACTATTGCCTTCATCGGCTCCAACAAGTGCGTGCCACGTGCGCGGTTGTGCGTGATTGTTCCATACATGTCTCCGGCTTCATCGTCATGCGCAACAATTACCACCGGCACCTTCCCGCCCAACTTGGAGTAAAGCGGCTCCTCGCCGGCTACGGTCCACCGGTGGTAGCCGTCAATAATGGTGAAGTCCGGACGCACTACTATGGGTAGCGTCCAGCCGTTAGTTAAAATCGACTGCACCAGCAGCTTCAGGTTTTCGCGGCTTACCTTGTTGGGATTCCAATTGTTGGCCTGGAGTTTCTCCCGGTCCACCCATTGGATTGTTGAAAGCGGGGTGAATAAATTCATCTCAGCCATTGCTCTCACCCCCTTTGCGGAATTGCTTTGCGTATTCCGCGTAAGAGGAAAAGATGTCAATGCTGATCGCCCGCAGCGTTCTTAACTTTGGGTCTCCTGCCACCAGGGCATCGTGCAGTTTGCGGTAGTCCCGCTCCCTGGCCATGCTATCCATCTTGACGATGAATTTTCTATATTGCTTTGCGACTCTTTTCGTTAGCTCCGTGGTGAAATAGCGGTCCGGATCCTCAAAGAGCATGTGCATTACGATGGCCTTGTAGTCCTTGCCCTTTTCAACTTCACGCCTTTGTCTGGAGGATCTCCGGTATAGTTCACTGTCCCAGTAAAGGGCAGCCAAATATGCATTCGGTTCTCTCCGGAGGATTCTTTCCCACAGCCCCGGCTCATACTCTGCGATGTGAATAAGCGAGCCGACGCAGTCTACTGAAAAAAACTGTGAGATACGCAGCTGGTTTCTATTGATGCCCGTCTGATACAGCCATAAATATATGACCGGAATATCCACCTTGTTTTTGCGTAAATAGAGCCAGACATCGGTGGTCTTCCAGTCATACATGGGGTAAATCATGTTTTTGCCGGTGATGCTGCTGCCGGCCCCCAGATTCAGGGCGGCCATATACTGCAGCCGCTGCACACTCTCGGAGGCCCGCACCCCCACCAGCATAATACCATCGCCGGTTATCTTCGGTAAAAAGGATTGGTAATTGTCTATCCCCGGCCGGAGCTGCGGGTGGTTTCTAATAGCGAATGGCGGCGGTTTTCTTACCCAGGCATCTTCCTTCGTATGGTCCCAGCAGGTATAGCTTTCATCGGCCGTCAATTGGTTGTAAGCAGAGAAGTGCTTGACCTCTACGCACCACCAGTCGAAGGCCGCCCCCGCCGTCAGGAATTTCTTGCGCCACTCCATTACGGTATCTTCAACACAATCATAAATGGCCTCTTCATCTACAAAGAGAACGGTCAGCAGCTTTGGGTCTATTTCCCCGGCCCTGATCAGCTTCAGCGTAATATCTGCCATGGCCAGAGAGTCCTTGCCGCCGGAAAACGATAAATACACCGGCACGCCATTAGAAAAGACATTCTTTATCCGGCCCCGGGCGGCCGTCACCACATCCATATTGGACTTAATCCTTTTTACAGCCATATCCGTTCACCACATTTCGGGCAAAGGATATACCTGTGCTCAACCTCTTCAGCTTTGAAAGGCGCCTCATACCCGGCAGCTTCCCGGATTTCCTCCGGCGTGTAGCTTGGAGGGGCTGCTGGGGTATGCTCTATGGCCGTCTTTGCAATTTCGTCATCCCTGGCTTCGTATTTATCCCGGGTGCTGCGAATTTCTTCCGCTTTTTCATCGGAAATAATTCCATACCCGGATATTAACTCATCGGCATCATCAGTATCCATGACAAGGGATTTCAGCATGTCCTCATCGAAGCCGGGGACGTCCAAATCATCCTTCAGCTCCAGGATGAATGCGTCAAAAGCTGCCATGTCGTCAACGCCCAGATCGAATATGCGGTTGTCGGCCAACATGAGCTTTTTCTTTTCAATCTCCGTCAGCCCTTCAACCATATAGCAATCAGTTTCAGTGCGCCCCATGGAGCGTAGGGTTTCTACCAGGCCGTTGCCGGCCAGGACAACTCCGTCCTCATCAATGACTACCGGCCGGATCTGGCCGAACATTTCAATGGAGCGCCTGAACTCGTTAATTTGTTTATCAGTATGGAGCCGGATGTTTTTCTCCGGCTTCTTCAATTCATCAAGCCGCTTTTTTACAATCTTCACGATCTCACCTCCTTTCCTTCAGGAAGTGAGCCGCGCTATCTATTTTGGCGGCCGCAGCTTCAACAATAGACGGGTCAATGCTGTAAACATCAGCCCATCCCTCATCTATAGATTTCACTCCCACCCGTGCCGGCCACGGATGCGTCCCGCACCTGTAACCGTCCTTCCAGCTATAAATAGGCGGCATGGGAATGCCGTTGTAATGGATGTAGGCCAGCAGCAATTCATGTGGCCAGTCTGCCAGCGGAGAGTATCTTGTAACGCCGGCGCCGTTGGTGAAAATATTTGTGCCTTTGCCGACATAATTGCCGTCTGCCTTCCGGTGGCCAACGATAATAATATCCAACTTATTGTCCAGGAAGTATTTTTGCATTCCTCTGCGCTGGACAATGCCAAACCAGCGGGAGACCGTTGCGGAGTTGTCCGGAAACAGCATAGCCGGGTGCTTGGCCAGCCAGTCGAGGTCCTGCCCGGTATTGATAATCTCGCAGCCCACCGGCTTATTCTCAAGACACCAATCAAGAAAAGCGGGGTATTCCAGTTCGGTGTGCACGAATACGCTTTTGGCAATTCCAATCTGCCGGCATATATCAGCAACCACTAAACTGTCTTTACCGCCGCTCCAGGCGTAGGCCATGTTTCTACCTTCGGACATCTTTTTAATGTCCTCAATGACTGTTGCAACAGCCGTGTCAAGCTCTTCCTTCGATACCAAATCCTCGATAGCAGCCATTGCTTCAACCCATCGGGCATTATCCGTGTTTTGCTTTCTTCCGATCATGCGCTTCATGCTCTCACCGCCTTTCTCTTCTCTTGGAAGTTCCAGGCAAGAGCATAGAGAATCCCTCCGGCCACAATGAATATGCGGATGGAGCTCATCAGCGTCCAGACACCCAGCACGCCCATCGGGATAAGCAGCTGCCACAATGCCACGCAGCCCAGGTTCACTAAAATACCGGCCTTTTTCCCGAAGGTGATATAAACGCTATACAGAAAGGACGATATTGTAGATACGGCCACCAGGGTGATCAGGAAAGCCTTGATCAGATTCAGCACCGGCCCAAAATTGGTCCAGGCCAGCAGGAATGTAAAAGTTAAGTAGGCGCCAAAAAGCAGCCCTCCATCAATGAAGGCCCGCCTGATATTGATCCTCTTGGTGCCATCCCCGTTGCTCTCGTTGTAATCCAGAATCTCATAAAAATAAGGGTAAAGGAAGGCCCCGGGTAACAGTAGTAAGCACTTTTCCACCCCGGCCCCGATGTGATTGAAGCCTAAGGAAAGCGGGTTCATATTGCCATGCGAATAAATAATGGCGGCGATCGTCAATAATAGGGCCAGGCCATAAACCGATAGCCAGCTGGCATAGTCGGTCAGAACGTTTCTTATCATCCCGAACCTTATGAGCAGGAAGATAAAGAAAACCGCAACGACGTAGGCAAGGACAATCCCGAAAGTGCCAGTCAGTGCGGTATCTTCAAAAACTGTTTGAATGCCGTTCATGTTAAGCCAAATTTGGAACACGCACATGATCCCGATTACAAAATTCATGGGGCTACTTCTAAATACTTCCCGGAGCTTGGGGATCACCGGCGCAAATATACCGAACACCACACAAGCCAGGGTATTGCCCAGCGCCCATAGTAAAAACGGGATTACACCGTATTCCCGGACCATCTGCATGCCTACCACCAATGAGCCGACGCCGGCCCAGGTCGCAGCAATAGACATGGAATAATAAAGAGATGGCCTGTTGATAAACCTGTTGATAACATTTGAAAACACAGTGGTTTTCCTCCTTTTTTAGCATTACCCCGCAGCCGGCTGCTGGCGAACAGTTACGGCCCGGCGCATGACTTCGTGCAAAGGAGGAACACGAAGCCCATTAGCCCCCTTTCAAAATAAAATAGCGGCCCCTCTTGGAGCCGCCGGCTAGTTAGAATTTTACTACCTTAAACTTTAACCCATCCAGAATATAATGTAAATGCCCACTTTTTGCCCTCACCCTATATATGTTTCAACGATAATAGGGTCTTCCATGCTGTTCCGCCCCAATCTTTGCATGCCCTCCGGTATTGATGCGCGAATATCCTGGAGACTATCCTTGATCACCACATACCTGGTCGGCTTGCTGGGGATATCCCACAACCTTGCAACATACTTATCGGGATAATCTAACGGGTTTTTATAGACTACCACAATCGGCACTCTCACCAGGCTGCGTAGATTGATGTCCCTGAAGCTCTCTATCACAAAATCAGGTCGTTTTTTCATGCCGTCCAGCCCCTTCCTTGCCCCTGAAGCTACTTAAAAACTTCTCACTCATAGCCGCAACCTGCACAAGCTCTTTTATTGCCGCCCGCGAAAAACAGCCGATTTCCTCTACCTGATGATATATTACCTGCGGATTATTCCTCCTGATGGCCTTCCACAGCCGGGCTTGCGCAGTTTTAATAATCTCCATGTTTTCTTCCACTTCTTCAATTTCTTCGCGTATTACGCTTTCACCCTCATGCAGTGATGCGAAGTGGTCCCTATACATAGCGTTTGCCCGGCCTAATTCTTTGGCCACCAGCTCGTTTATTGCCTCTTTCACCTTTTCCCCTCCCTGCGATTATTCTCTTTCAATCCACTGTATACCAAAGAGCAAAGCGCTCATTTTCTCACATGCGACATCCAAATCCTTATAGACAGTCCTGGAATCAATGCTTTCTCTGGCCGCTATCTCGCTTACTGGAACCGCATTATCCTTCAGATACATAGACTCAAGAACGCGATAACGACGCTGCTCTTCCGGTTTTTTGGAATTATAGCAGATGATTTCATAGGCTTGCAGCATGGCATCAATATGCGTAAGCATGATTGCCGACCGGGCCTTGGAGCGGACTATGGCCGAAACATCTATTTTATCCCCATCCTCCATGAGGTCCTTGAAAAACTCAAAATCCTCCTGGACAATCTCGGACAGCGTTGCAATGGCATCACCGGCATGAACCTTTATTTCCCGGTAGCTGCGCATCAGCCGCTTTGTATCCCTAAACCGCCGGTCAATACGCTGCTTCTTTTCTTTTTCTTTTTGCTTGGTATAAACTTCGAGCGCAGTTTTTGAGCCAACCTCCGCGGCTACCCTTGCAATCTTCTCCTGCGGCTTATCTTTAGCCATATACCCCACCTCACCTTCTCTTGAATTTTGCAGCCTTTGGGCAGGTGCTAAAATGCGATATGTAGCCTATGCCCGTAGCCGCATCTTCGTCTCCTTCAAACACACAGCTGATAACCTCCCCGTTTGGAGTGACCACCTTCCCAGGCGCCTTTTCTTTCTGCCAATACAGCACCGGGCCCGGGTCGCATGGCATACTTTTTCCTGCACATGTGCTGATCCAAACTATTTTAGCGCCGCAACCGCGGCATTTACTGTTTCTCATAACGCACCCCCTTAAATCGCTTGTTCCATACTTTTATGGCGGCTTCTTCGCTTGTGGACAGTCGGGAATTTGCAAAGCATTTTTCGCAACATACCCTGTAGCCCCCGCTGTCTACTACCACCCTCCCGTTTTCGCCACAGAAAGGACAGGAATGGGGCTTATCCATCTGCGCCACCTCCTTCTATTATGAAACGATACGCTTCTCTTATAAATTCACGGCCATATTTATTAACAATGGCGTTAACAAGATCGTTATATTTTTGCTCACTGCTCCTTTTTTGTTGGAGTGCCTGGTTTTTTTCCCGCTTTAGCCTATCAAGATACTGTCTATTGGAGCTACTCCTGCACTCCTGATACTCCCTAAACAGGGACCGGATCATGCTATTCCACAATATCTCTTCTTTTACGCCTAAATCCTGCCGCTTGGCCCGAAGGGCACTGGATCCATTTATGATGACCCCTACGCCTGAAGGAATTTCACCTCTCACCGCCTCATACACCTCGCGTGGCATTACGAAATAATTGTAATGGCCAACAAAAGTTTTAGCGGCAGGGCTTCTAAAATCTTTAACACTAGCCTTTATCTCGTAGCAGCGCCACGTGCCCTTGGTGTCGTAGGTCAGATAATCAACCCTTTCATTACCAAACCACCCAATGGTCACCTCAAAGCATCCAAATGTGCCCATCTTTTGAGTTGCTTTGTAAATTTCGTTCTCCAGCCGCAGTGTTTCTTCGCTTTTAGCCATCTTCATCTACTCCAAAATACGCCTTGGCCTTTTCTGCGGCATCCATCAATTTTTTAAAGTCGTCGGGATCTCCACCCATGTCGGGGTGGTATTGCCGGGCAAGGCTTCGGTATCGGGAAAGAACCTCTTTAGGATCATCCGGAATTTGTTCAAATCCCATAAATTTAAAGAAGCTCGGAACCTCTATTGGCGGCGGCAGAAACTTCATTCCGGCCACCCAGGTAGACAGCTCATAAATCCCTCGCTCCACCATCCGTGCCAGGTCTTCCAAGGCCAGCACCACTTGGGCAAAGGCATCGGATCCATAGCGCAACTCCACCCCACGTCCCCGGGCTTTATCTATCGAATGGTCGAACCGGTAAAGTTCGCCTTTATAGCGAAACTCCACGTAACAACTCCAACGATCCCAATTAAAATTGTAGTCCTCAACCTCCAGCCTCTCCATAACCTTCTCAAGCTTTCGCTCATACTGGTCGGCAGGGCCATATTGTTTTTTTGATGCCATCAATTAACACCCCCGCCGCCAATACGTTTTAGTAATCCCTTTCCCTTTTCCTCAACCTGCCTAATCCAGCCGGGCTTAATCCTGCCTCTGAACACATACCAGTTTTCCGGGTCTCCAAATTCATTCATGCAGGGATCTATGGGCAGTCGGTCACATACATCAAGCCATTTATGAAGCCTCTGTATTGCCGTTTTGGGGATTACCACCGTAATCCTAAAAGCTGTCCTGTCATACGGAAGTGTAGAGAATTCAGTATTTGCCCACTCCTGCTTAAAGTCCGGGTTTGATGTTAGCCACTGCCAATTGGGCAGCAGCCCAATCCTGCCATTGTGGCGTATCGGAATGGAGCCTTTGCGAATACCTTCCTTGCAGCAGCCTTCGACATGGAAAGGACTAGTAAAGTGATACAGCTTCATTCCTCTTCCTGCCCCCCTTCCGCCGTTATGAACAATTCATGCGTTCCGGAACGGAGAGCCAGTTCGTCATCCGACATTTCATAACCAAGTGCGACAAGGCTATCATAAATAGCATCAAGGGTATCATTGGGCTTATGTTCAATTGCCTTTCTCCAGCTTTGGGCCTCGAAATACTTTTCTCCGCTATCTATCGTGGCCCAGGCAACGACAAGCATGGTGCGTTCCGGATGCTTAAGGTATTCCTGCATGAGAAGTTCTCTTTTACTGGCCACTTTTTCAGTCCAGGACTGTCCTTCTTCATCCTCCGGAGCATCTATGCCCAGCAAACTCAACAGCTTGTCCAGATCCTCACCGCCATACCGGATCAGCCTAATCATGGCAAAGTCCATAATTTCTTTTGCTTTCGCCTTACCGCCGCTGAAGGTCTGCACAAATTCACGCCGCAGCTCATATGCCTGCTTGGTAAGCCCCTTAATTTTGACTTCGGCCTCTTTAAAGGCCTTTTCTGAAGCGCTCACCTGGGGCTTTTCCGATTTATCCTCTTTTTTGTAGAGCTTGATGTCGGTTCCTGAATCAAAATAAGTGTAGCCGCCTGTTTCGGCATCCTTGGGTCGCTTGTAATCGTCCATCTTGTATCGGTAAAAACACTTTTTGTAATTATAGGGATCTTTAGGCGCCTTCTTTATCCGCTGCGCCCAGCCTTGTAAAAATTGCAGCACCGCAGCAGCTTGTTAAAATCGCCCTTCAGGGCGTTGAAGGCATCGCTTTCAAGGGTTAACTCATAAGCTCTTTTATCCATTTCTCTTCTCCTTTCAGGCCTCAGCGGACACCAGCGTTACTTCTATCCGCGGCTGCCGGGAATAATATTTTCTAATCTGGCAATCAACCACCTGGGCATCATCCCGGTAAGCGACATGGTTGAGGCTGTCCGCCACAACCTTTACGATGTTATCCATGTCCGGCTTTTTGGCCGGGCGAATATCCCCCTCTTCCATCAGCTTCTTTTTCTTCTTGCTGGCGCTGGCCGGTATGGTGAAGTAGGCCATGATGCGCAGGTCTATGATGGCATTGTCCGGAAACTTCGCACTTCCAACCTGCCGGCGGTATTCAGTGACCACAAGGTTTTCATAAAGCACTGTTTTTTCTGGCGTCCTGGTAATTGTTTTGCCTTTTATGTTTGCAAACCGCGGCCGGCCTTTGCCCTGAGGCTCTCCCAGCACGGTAAATCTGATCTTCATCCATAAAACCCCCTATATATGCAGCTCCGGCAAATACTGCAAGCCCAATAAGTGATTGCAGCGTGCCTTGCTTTAAAGTTATTGTTTCAAGCTCCATCCCTCCAATAGATCCAACCGCAAACATAAAGCCGATGAAGCTTGTCACACCGCAAAGTGTTTCATAACGCTTTCTTTTCATAGGCGCCTCCTAATCCCAGGCATACTGGTAGCAAAATACATGCGCCCCGATTTTTCCCCATACACGGTCGCTTTCGCCTTTTTGGGAGAAGTAAACCACGTCGGCGGGGAGGATTATTTCCCCATAAAGAGCCCCGTTGATGGCGTCAAATTGCTCTTTCATTGGCTCCGCTGTTCCAAGCAGCCTAACCGACGAAAACTGAACCACCTTTTTCCCTTCTCCTTCATGGATTACCTGATACACCGTATCGGGGAAATTCTTGGCAAGCACTCGGTTAAAAACAACCTCTGCCACCGCCTGCTGTCCTTCCGGTGATTCACCCCTGGCCTCGTGATAGATAACCTCTGCCAGCTCCCGCAGCTCCCCATCGGTCATTGTGATCGACGCATACCTTGCAACTGCTTTCGGTTTTGCCTCATCTGCACATGCTATGTATGTCGTTTCAATCAAGGGGGCTGCTGCCTTTGTTACCGGCTCTTCATGCCCTGGCATACAGTGTGTGATTATCACCGCGGCGACAATGACCGGTGCCAGCAAGAAGAGACTGCCGGGTTTCAATGTAAATTTCCATCTGTGTTTTTTCCTGACTGTTCCCTGGATCATTGGCTCCTCCAATCCGGCCCCGTTAAAGTGATTGCCGTCGTGGTCTCATGCAAGCGGCTGAGTATAGCCCGGATCCGGTGTTCACCGACATTCCGTGGAGACTCCATGCCAATCAGCCCATCTTCGTTGAAGTTGGTGGTTATAATAACTGGCCGCTGCTGCTCATAACGATCGTTGAGAATCGCATAGAGTTGGGCCGTGGTCCAGTCGGTAGCCTGTTCCTTGCCCAGGTCGTCAATTATGAGCAAGTCGCATTCTTTATAGCGGGCCAACACCTTGTGCTCCGAGCCGTCGGCTTTATCAAAGGTTTCTTTGATATCCCTAAACAAATCATCCGCTGTTTTGGCAATTACACGCCGCTCCCGCTCTATGAGATAAAGACCAATCGCTGTGGCCAGGTGAGTCTTGCCGGTCCCGAATGTGCCCTCAATATAGAGGCCAGTTCCCTCCAAAACATGGCGTTCAAAGCTGTCGGCATAGCCTTTCGCGGCTTCAAAGGCTCTTTTCCGCTCTGCAGTATTGGTCTTAAAATTGGCAAAGGTTTTATTTAGGAATCGCTTCTTAATGCCACTTCTTTCAAGCAAATCCGTCACTCTTTCCCGATGCCTTTCCTCCCGCTCCAGCCGGTCAGCTTCCTCTCGCTGCCGTTTTACCTCGGCGTCATGGTCTGTCCATGCTTTAATCGCCTCCGGGCAATCGCAGCGCTGGGGAGTCTTTGACCATCCGGAGCAACTGGGCTCTCTGTCATGCACGTAAAGGCTGCTTTTCTTTGCTGCCGTAATTCTGCCAAGGTAATAGAGGGTTCTTCCGCAGTGCTCACAGATTGCCGGCTCTGGGGATGGTCCGCTGCCGCGAATATTGTGTTTCTCCATTTCCGCGGATGTTAGAACGCTTTCGCCTGCATAATACTCTGTGCCAAAATATATCTCCGCTTCACTCTTCGTCAGGATGTGAACGCTTAAACCCTGTGCTTGGTTTGAAGCTGCTCCAATCTTCGCTCGAAGCGGGAGGTCTTCTAAAAGGTTTTCCAGCTTGTCCAACGCTGTCGCCTCCTTTCGCTTTTTCTTCCTTGAACCGCTCGATTACCCAGTTCAAAATGGCTCTATAGTCCGATTTGTATTTCTTGCCGTTGGCGCCTTTATAGTTGTCAAGGATCTCAATGCACCGCTTGGCCCCCTCTTCCCCCAGCTTTGTAACCAGTGCTGCGTATTCATCATCAGTCAGGCTGACGAATTCTGCGTAATCAGTTTTGGCTGGATCCGGCTCCTTTTTACGTTTGGAGCGGGAAGGCTTGGGGGTATTCTCTGGTTGGTCTGGTTTGGTATTGTTCTGTTCTGTACTGTTAGGTTGGTTAGGTACTGTACTGTTAGGTACTGTAGCCCCTGAACGTGCATTGTTCGTGTTTTGCACGTGCGGAGAACCAGCATCTTTTGCCTTGGCCCGCGCCTTTCTCATACGCTCCCTGTTGGCCTCGCGCTTTTCAATTAGCCGCCCGGCATAATCAAACCAATCGTGGATTACAAGGCAGCCGTCCTCTGTTTTATCTAAAAACCCTGCCTCTCCCAGGGCGTTAACAAGTTCAGTTGGTTCACCCTGCCACAGGACTGCATCGGCGATATCGCCGGCTTCGTATTTTGTCAAATCGCCGTCCTGGGCAAAGTCTAACGCCCACCACCACAAGTAATGGAGATATCCGACGGCTTCTGGCCAGGATATAGAGAGCAAGCGGGCAAGCTTTTTCATTTTAGGGTGCCGTCCCAGTTCTTGATTGCTTTCTATCCATGCCATCAGCAAGCCCCCTTTCTATTTTGATGGCGGACCGCCCGGTGAGAGCGGCCCGCTTATCATCAGAACGGCAGATCGTCGTCTTCTCCATAATCGTCCACGAAACCACTATCAATGTCCTGTTGGGGCTGTCTTGCTTGTCCCTGTGAGCCATAGCCGTCAGGCGACTGGTAGCCTCCACCGTCAGAGTCCCTTTTGCTGTCGCCGAAATAAATGTTTTGCGCTACCACCTCAACCGCTTTGCGCTTGTTGCCGTTTTTATCTTCCCACGGCCTTACCTGCAGCCGGCCGGAGGCAACGGCCATGCGTCCTTTAGAGAAGTAGTTGGCGGCGAATTCCGCGGTATGCCTCCAAGCAACGCAGTCGATAAAATCAACAGGCTTATTGCCACCGTCTTTATTGCCAAAATCACGCTCCACCGCCAAGGTGAAGGAAGCAACCGCCGTGCCGGATGTGGTGTAGCGCAGCTCCGGATCCCTGACCAGCCGCCCCATGATGGTAATGGTGTTAAGCATTATCATCATCCTTTTTGGGAACGGGGCCGAAGATGCTGGCCAGCCTGCCCTGCAGCTCATAGGATTCTGATTGCAAATAGAACTGCTCAACCATGCCCAGCTGCACTTCCTTTGTAATCAATTCAGAAAACCTATCAACGCTGATTGTGATATGGTCATGATCGATGCACAGCTCCAAAGCACCTTCCTTGATGGTCATTCCCTCCGGTTTAATTCCTCTGTTTTCCATGCTTGAAATCTCCTTTCAGGTTTTCACATATTTTTATTACTTCCTTACACTTGGCCACATCGAACATGCCGATATGAGCCTTCTTGTAGCTGATGCCCATACGTTCAGCCAGCCATTTGTAGGCCTGGTCGCGCTTCATCCTTTTGCTCTTCCAAAGCGGATCAAACGCCTCATGGGCGGCCATTTTCCAATTACGCAATTCCTTGTCTGCCAAGCGGCCTTTCGGCTTGTCCGTCCCCTTGTGAACGCCGACGTAGGCATCACAATCTTTGCAAAGATAGATCATGCCGTAGCTCCGGCCGTAAACTACTTTGCTATCAACGTATTTCGCTTGCTGGCCGCAGTAGGGGCAGATTACATTTACCATCCAGCAGTGCGCCCCCATTCTTCTTTGTATTTAGCGAGCTGTTCCGGGGTATCAGTTTCGATACCCAGGTCCTTGGCAACGTAGATTGTGCCGTCTATCAGGCGGGACATCTCTTTGCTGTCCAGCTCATGAGTGTGTTTATATACCAAGTAGCAGTTGAAGGTGCGGCCGTCTTCCTCCCGAACATCGAACACTTTGGCGTAGGGATAGATTGAGTCAATGTTTACCGAAGCGGGGAGCTTGAAGCCAACGGTATAGCCGTCATCGTCTTTGGCAAGAGCGCCGTATTCAATAACCAGGCCCTTTTTGACTTCATCGTTGCCCAGGCCCTGGGCCTCGGCGATCTTGTTAACCAACACATGGAAGTAGGCATTGGCATCTTTGCTCCGCTTCTCCCGGTATTTTTTAATCTCAACGGCGACATCGCTTTCCCTCAACTGGTCGAAGCGGTCCCGGAAATCGGCATTAACCTCAACCGTTATCCTTTGCCTGCCATCCATGCTTAAGGAGAGGTCGATCAGCCGGCCCTTCATAGCGCCAACCACTTTTCTTTGTAAAGGCCGGTAAGATTCTGCATGTCCAGCCAGTCAAAGAAATCCTCAATGATCGGAATGATGCTTGCTGTTTCGTCCCGGCGATATGCCTCTTGCCATACATAGCTGCCGTTGCTTACCAGGTAGGCGAATTTCTTCGCCTCCGGGACGAGCTCTAAATAAGTAGGATGCTGGGTGTTGTCTATGAACTTCCCGAAGTCATAGCTGCCGGAGAATTTGATATCGTAAACAACTCCAGCCTTTATGGCGTCGAGCCGGCCATAAAGCAAAATACGGCGGTCCTTAACTTTGATTTCCCGGCTTGTTTTGTATTGCAGCAAGCCGCCTTTAACGATGCCGGCCACAGTGGATGCTGCTTCATACCAGTTATGCCTTCTGTCGCCGCGGCCAAGGGTGATATCTGTAACCAGGTTCTCAAAGTCAATCCCCTTCTGCATGGCATCAGTTGTTGGTATAGGCTCGCGTCTGAGGGTGGCCATGAATTCAGCAAGGCTATCTTTTTCAGTTGTCATGTTCTCGTAGGGATTCTCTTTCATCAGCCATAGCCAGGAGGATAAAAGAGAGTGTGTCATGAGATACCTGCCCATTTAGTTCGCCCCCTCTGCGTCCCCCTGTGCCACCGTGTATTTTTTGGCAGCCTTGTCGTAGACCAGATTAAGCTCCGCAATTTTGGCGCTAAAGCCTACCTTGATTTCCTTTTCTGAAGTCAGGGCATGCTTAATGCGCTTCATTTTGGGCACGGCGGCATCAGCACTGCCGGCGTCTACAATGGAATTGATTATTTGCTGCCCTTTAGCCATAGCTGCTTCATAGGCCGCCTGGTCCTTTTCCGTTTCGACCACCTCTTTGGCCGCCAGCTCGTTGTATTGGTTGAAAAGCTTACTTAAGAAATCATTTGGAGAAGTGGGAGTTAATTCGGGTATCTTGATAACTCCCCTAATGCCACGCGTTCCCTTGGCAAAATATTTCTCACAGTTGGAAAAGCCGATGGCGCGGTCATTGCCATACATCTCCACAAAGCCGCCCAGGTCCATAGGCTCCCATACGTTGTTTTTGGTCTGCCCTTCCACCTTGATCCGGAGCCGGGTGTTATCCCCATCCCTCTCTTCAACAGCATGGAAGACCATGACGATATGCTTTTTAAGCTCATAGAAGCAGTAGTCCATGAGGCGGACGAACTCTTTGCCAACAAA